AACTGAATCAGTAGCAGACCCAGTAGCTACTCCAAGACCATCTTGGTTAAATGAAAAATTTGAAAGTGGAGAAGATTTACAAAAATCATATGATGAACTCTCAGCTAAATTAGGAAAAAAGGAAGATGATCTTCGTAATACATTGTTACAAGAACTTGAAACTGAGGCTTATGCTAATAGACCTTCAAGTGCAGGTGATTATCAAATACCTGAAATATTAGATGAAGCAGAAGCAGCAACTAACCCTCTTCTTAAATGGTGGGCAGATTATTCTTGGTCAAATGGATTATCACAAGAAGAGTTTAATGAAGGCATAACTAAATGGGCAGAGCATAATGGTTTAAATGATACTGATCCTGAAGAGATAAAAAAGTCTTTGGGTGATAATGCTAATGCAAGAGTTGAAGCATCACAGTTATTTATACAAAAGTTTTTTAAACCTGAAATGCAAGATGCTGTGGCACAGCTTGGTACAAGTAAAGAAGGTATTATGGCTTTAGAACTTATACAAGAAAAATTCAAAGGAATAAATCCACAACAAGAAGTTTCGCAACCAAGCCAACTTACGCAAGGTGATCTTGAAGCTGCAATGCGTGATCCTAGATATTGGGATAACAAACAAAGAGATATGAATTATGTTAGAGAAGTCGAAGCCAAGTTTAAGAAACTTTATGGGTGAAGGTGTTTATGATGGCTTTAGTATTGCTAAAGCTACATCAGAACACGCTAATATATTACAACATAATCTAAGAGATAGTGATGTACGAGAATGTATAATACATGGTGCATCACCTTTTCGTGCCTTGATGTCAGGTGTAAGAGAAAAAGGTGAAAACTATACTTGTATTATAGATAGTCAACCTATCTGTATGTTTGGTGTTAATCCAATAATGGATATGATGATAGGTAGAATATGGCTACTTGGTAGTTATGAGATAGAAAAAAGAGGTCGTAAGTTTATAAGATGGTCACAATCTGTAGTAAATTACTATCAAGAACAGTATTATCAACTAGAAAATGTAGTACCTGCTGATCATAAACATACTATAGATTGGTTACAATTTTTAGGTTTTGAGTTGATAACACCACCTATAAAATTAAATAGTTTTAAGGTTTTTCGATTTGTTCGTTGCAAAGGCGATAAAATTTTGATAAATAAAGAAGAACAGCCTATTCAATGTTGATAGCCCTATTGGATAACTAGATGACACAAAGAGTAGATAACTGGAAATGTAAATAACTTTTAATAGGAGAGTGTAATGGCTAACACAATAGATCAAGCCTTTATTACGCAGTTCGAAACAGAAGTTCATTTAGCTTATCAGAGAATGGGCAGTAAACTTAGAAATACTGTTCGTACAGTAAGTAATGTGAATGGAAACACAGTAAGATTTCAAAAGATTGGTACTGGAACTGCAACAACAAAGTCCAGAAATGGACAAGTAACACCAATGGAACTAGCTCACACTAATGTAAGTGTAACTATGCAAGACTTTTTTGCTGCAGAGTTTATTGATAAGTTAGATGAGTTAAAGACTAACATTGATGAAAGACAAGCAATAGCAACAAGTGCTGCTGCTGCTCTAGGTCGTAAGACTGATGAGTTGCTGTACACAGCTATGGACGCAGGTGCTAACTCATCTCAAATACATGATACTGGTTCAGCAGTAGAAAAAGCTGACTTGTTATCATTGTTTGAAACTTTTGGTACTGCTAATATTCCTGAAGATGGACAGAGATATTTAGCTA